AAGTTTTAAATATTCAGAAATGTCAAGGAACCCATTTTGACAAAGGGCAAGATTCCGTCGTCAGCTCTTGCTTTAAAGCCAAGAAACAGCCGCATTCTAGGCACATGTTGAGTGCCGGGTCTCTCCTCGGGCAGGCCAAGCAGACCTTTTGGCGTTTGGCCTTGACCCGGCCTGAGACAATCAGAGCATCGCCCCGTAAATACGCTCGAATCGCGCGGAATAACGCGCCCGCGGCTTTGAATGGATTCGGAGTTGTAATAAAAAGTGTATAGTTTTTGTTACAGATTTTCAACAATTCCGACGCCAGCACTCCGCCGGCAATCCTTCATCGTGGCGTTGGGGGACGGCGACATGCACAACGGTCGCCACATCCTCTTCGAGCACGGAGCAAACTTGGATGCCCGCGTGAACCGGCTCCTGGCCGTCGAGGAGCGCGCGGCGAGTATTCGAGATGCCTTCCTTGCAGCTTCCGCAAGTCGTCGGCAAGGCCCGCTGGCGAGGGCAACGAGCGCAGATGTGGGCACGGGCGAGGGCCACATTGCGGTCAATCAGTCGGACGTGCCCCAGGCGCTTTTCCTGAATCAGCCATTGCAGGAAGTTCAGGATTTTCAGCATGAGGGTCGGGGACGGCGATTCTGGAATCGGGGCCGGGTGAGAATCTTTGCAGAATCCCCGATTGCGACCGCAGAGTTGGACGAGGATTTCTTGCGTTGGGTCTCCCACCGGAACGCCCCGACGTTCTCGGTATTGAGTTACCGTTTTAATGAGGTTCGCAAAGCTGTTGGCCGTATGCTTAACACCGTCCGCGTCTTTGAAAAACCAGCCGCCATCCGGCCACAAATTCGGATTTAGGGAAAGCATCAAAAATCCTCCGGTAAAGACTCAAAGCGGTTCGTGACATCGACGTGATAGCTTGAACCATCGTCGTCTTCGCCATAGCCGTCCGCAATCGTGTTCTCCGGCGTCATCCCGAAAATGATTTGCGCCGCTTGCCGAACCCCATGGACGAGGAGAGAAACGGCGTCGGCGTCGTCGGGGGAGTGCGCTTGGTTGCGCAATTCATAATCGTCCTTCGACTCAACCTTGCAGGTTTTTCCGGTCGCGCGGAACCAGCGGCCCGAAATCTGAGGGTAAAGTTCTGAGGTATCGAGAGTCGGCAACGCCTTGAAGATGTCGAATTCGATTACCTTCCGCAGCGCAAACCAAAGCTCAGTTTGAACTCGGTCATAGAGTTCCTTCGGAGTGTTCGAGTCCTCGACCATGATTTTCCGCTCGGTCGCATTTTCGGAATAATTCACCGCCTTGACCTCCATCGACCAAGTGTAGCGAACGATGTCATAGACTCCCTGGCCGTTCCCCGTGCGGTCCATGCAGAGCCACGCCGGCTTCACGAAAAGCTGTTTGCATAGCTTGATAATCGTCTCGGCCATTTCCTGCGTGTCGGCCTTCGGCAACTTGAAAAGCGATTCGAGTTGCAGCGCCCACCGTGGGGCGTTGCGGCCCTTCTTGTCCTTGAAGAAAAGTGTGTGCCCGTTCGGATGGTCGAGCGATGGCGGGAGCTTGATGCCGGCGGCGAGTCCGAACTTTCCCTTGGCAAAAACGGCGCAATCTTTTCCGCGAAGCGCGAGGTCAAGGCCGGCGCAGTCGTCCGGTTCAAGTTGCCAAATGAATTCGGCCTTGAACTTGTTAAGCATCCCGCCGGGAATCACCGCCATCGAAACTCCAGCCGGCGGAAAGCAGCCGCGCGCCATCGTCCAGTAGCCGGGAGACTCCGTGCCGCCGGAGTTCGCGATAATCAGGTTGAAACCCTCGATTGTTTGAAGACCCGTGAAAATCCTCTGTCCCGTCTGGACGTTCTCAGAAAATTTCGCATCTAGCCTGACCACGCGCCAGCCGCGACTTGATTTCCAATCGAAGTCTTGGTCAGGGTCAAACTTGAGCCAGCCGCCGGGCGGTTCACATCGCCGGCCAACTTCGTCTTGCTGGTCAGTCGGGTTGAACGCGCCGATGACCTTCATGCCATCATCGCCTTGCGCGTTCGATAATACATTATCCACGTCTTTCCAAATCCCTTTCGGGATATTCACCATTTCATCTAAGAAGATGAACATTCGGCTCAGCGGCCCAAAAATCGGATGCGGAGTTTTGCGAGGAAATCTCTTAGAGCCTTGAATGCGGCCAGCCGATTTCTTTCCCAGGGGGACCACGACTCCGCGAATAGCACCACGGCGTTTCCGGGGGTCAGTGCCGATGAATAGCTTTCCGATTTGTCCTGGCAGGGGAATTGTAGCGTTACGGTGCAATTCGACGAGGTGTGAGAAGAGGTTGTCTTCAAGATGATTTTCCGATGGTCCGATTACTTGGACGGTTGTGTTGTTAGGGTCGCGTGCCCACTCCAAAAGAAGACGAACCCCCATCGAATAGGATTTCGACATCGACGCGGCGCCCATGAGCAGGATGAAGTTATCCTCATCAAAGGCTCTCCACACCCGCTGTGTGGACTCCGGTTTTGGGGTGAAAAGGGTGGGCCCCCAAAGCAAAAGGGCAGCGTATTCCATCCCGCCACCATTCAAACAGATGTGCAGGAGAGTGGTGAGGGTAGCAAAGGCTTCTGTCTTGGTTTGAATACTGTCCCTCCGACCTGTCCGGGAAACAACAAGGCGGGCGGCTTCTATGATTTTGCCAGAGTGCAGGAGAAGAGAAACCTCTTTAACTAATTCTATGGTTGATTCAGGAAGGCCCATAATGCGCCCATTTTTTCCTATTGTCTACCACGTAGAGGGGTTGAAAATTGTCCCACCGAAAACAGATTTTTTGCTGTTCGGGGTCGGTCAAATCAAATTTTGCACATGGAACAATGTGGTCAAGTTCCCACACGTGTCCATAATTCTCCCACCCCATCCCAGGCTGAAATTGTCCTCGAATGTAAATTCTGAATTCCTCTAAATCCATCCCGAGGAGAGAGAGAGCAGAAAAAGATTTAGCCCGGCCCGATAGGGCTTTCCAAAGTCGGAGGCGCAAATTTCTAACTACTCGGAATTCCGACCCGGGCCCCTGTCGCGCCCTCCACTTCCGAGAATTTTTCAAACAAGATTCTCGATTATTCCTTGCCCATTCTCTAGCTCTCTGCTTTGCCAAGTCAGGATGGGCCGCCCTCCATCTTCGAGAACGAATCCTCTGCTTTTCCTTTTGGGGTTCGTTCACAAAGAGATTCCACGCCCGTGGGACCGGCTGTGCTGATGCCGGGCGGAAACGACTTCTTGCAACGCGATAGGGGTCTTGATGGAATGAATCATGACGGCGCCATGATTCGCAACGCGGTCGCACATGTAGCGGCGGGTATTGTAGTCAGAAGACGGGCACGAAACGCCATGAGGAAAATTCTGGTGCTTGATGTTTCCGGCAATAGCGATTGCCATCATGAGCCAGTCGATGAATGGCGTTTGCTGGTCGGTCAGAAAAGTTCTCTGAGTGCGGAGCATAGCTTCGAGGACCGAGCGCGAGAAAAAATATGGCGGCTGGAAAGCGAGCCGGGGCCATTGATAGCTCGGCTGGCGTTGGTGCATGAGGTCCGAGACTTCGTTCGACCAAAGGATTTCCGGGTCTTCATAAAGATACTCCGGCAACTTCGGGGAAATACAGAGGGAGTCGGAATCGTTCGCGAGAAACCACTCAAACGGGTAGTCCAGCAAGCACCGCATCTGTGCGTATTGCCGGTCAAGGCTGAGTTGCCCGATGTAGGCTCGTCGCCCGGCAGTCCGGCAAATGTGCGGACCCATTCTGAGAATCGGAGAATCCTCCGGCGAAAAAATCACCACAGGGCACTGATGATGCTCGTAGTAACGGAGCGCGTTACGAATCTGCGCGGAGTCGCCATAATATCCGTGGACGGAAACGAGCGTTTGTGGATTAAGTTCGGGACTCATCGACAATCGGGGGCTGCGGTTTGCCAGACTTCCTCTTTCATCGTCCGGTTGAAAAGGTCCTCGTAGGTCTTCCGCAATCCATCCATGAGCTTCGTCGGCGGCTCCCAGTTCAGGACTTCGCGGAGCTTCGTGTTGTTCGTCATCTTATGGATGGCGCCCACCGGGGCATCGCGGTTGTAGAACCGTTCGAGCTTGATGCCGGCGATTTCTTCGAGGTAGTCGATAAGCTGATTCACCGACGCATTCTCTGGCCCGCTCAGATTCACCGGGCCACGAATTTCGGAGCAGGTCAGTTTCAAAATTCCTTCGGCGCAATCGTCCACGTAGAGAAAACTTCGCGTCTGAGAACCGTCGCCCCACACATTGATTTCGTGAATCCCCGTGAGTTTCGCACGCAGGACTTTTTTGCAGAGCGCCTCGATGACGTGCTCTCGTCCCGGCGGGCGGCTATCGCCCGGTCCGTAAAGCGTGTGAAATCTCGCGATGGTGCAGGGCACGCGCTTCTCCTCATCGAAGGCGAGGCACATGCGTTCTGAGAAAAGTTTTTCCAAGGCGTATCCGGTCTTGGGGTCCGCCGGCCAAGCGTTGTCTTCGCTCAGCGCGCCAGCCCCGGCGGAATACACGCACGAGGACGAAGCGAAGAAATAGCGGTTGACCTTATGGGCCTCACAGGCGCGCAGGAGATTCGTGTTAATCAGTGAAGAGAGCAGACATTCAGCGTTGTTTTTTTGGATGAAGCCGATGCCGCCCACCTGGGCCGCGAGGTTGAAAACGAGGTCTGCGTTCTCGCACACTCGTAAGGCAACCGCTGGGTCCGTCAAATCACCTTTCAGAGTCACCCAAGGAGCACAATGTCGGCTAACCGCCTCAACAATGGTGTGGCCCCGCGCTCTCAGATGTTCGACGAGCTTACGACCAACAAAGCCGCCAGCCCCGCAGACCACAATCTTTGCACGCATGGGTCCGTTTAAATCTTGGTGTTCGTCACGAAGCCGGCGCCGTCCGCGCCATCATAGATTTCGTTGAACTTCCCAGGAGGCGGCAATTTGCCGTCGCGCTTGAGGGCCTTCGCCTCAGCGTCGTTGTCAACGGCGTCATTGCAGGAAGCCCCGGCACCGAGTTCCATATCTCGATACTGTTCTTCGTTGTCATAACTACGGGAGTCGTAGGCAGTTTGCTCGTTTGGCATAGGGTCAGTTTGATTCTGAGCCAGGAGCGATTCCGGCGCTCTGGCGTTCGGACTAGGAAGTATCGGAGGAGGCCCGATAATCGGAAATGAATTGGTTTCTCAGCTTCGCAGCTTGGTGCTTTTGAATCGCAGCGTCGAGCTTATCCCGGTCAACGCCGGACTGCTTAAACTCGTTGAGATGGCTGTCGATTTGTTTCTTGGAGTCGGCCTCTTCCCCCTTCGATTTCTCGTGGAATTGAGAAACCAAGTCGGTAACATCCTCGTCAATAGAGCCGGCGGTGTCCGCCTTGACCGGCGGAGAGGCGTTCTGAGAAGCCCGAAGATTGTCGAGAGCCATGCCAGAGGACGTATCAAATGCCATACCGGAAAGAAGTCTCGGCGGCAGGGAAAAGTCAAGGCTTGAAATTGGTGTCGTCTCTCCGACTGTCACG